ATTATGCCAAGCCCGTTCATTGGCCGCGGAAACACGAAGAAGCTGGTCGGCAGCGATAAGGCGGCACTACGCGCCCAACTCAAAAGGGACTGCAAAGGCGTTCCTGTCACAATACTGGACTCAACCGCGTCTGCGTACCAAATAGGAGGTAGGGGCAACGTTATATCGAAGCTGTCGGGAAAGAAGACGACCTTCGGACAGGATTTCGGCAAGTAAGGTTACTTTAAAGGAACAACCATGAGTGAAGGACACGTTGGATTTATAGTGGGCGTCTTGCTGGGCGGGTGCGCCATGTGGTCGACCCCGTGGGTATTTTTGGGGCTTCTCGCGATCACGGCAGGGGTTCACGGGTGGGACTATTGGGAGGACCATCACCGCGCACGGAAAGAACGAGAGTCAGCCCCCTCCTGATCGATAATATGCAGGTGTAATTTCCGGCAAGTTAGTAGCAGATTTATCTTTGCTGGTCTGTTCCCTTGTTCGGAAAAACCCTGAATGTTCTGGGTATATATTCATAAACCTCCGAGCGTAAAACGCTCTGTAATTGTTGTTTAGCTTAAAACTGGTAGTCCCATCACCACCAGAATCAATCTCCCAACGTATCCTTTCGAATACAGCATTGACTGAGTAGTGTGAATATCCTCGCTGTATCATCTCAAACGTAAATCCACAAAAGAAACGCCAGACTTCTGGGTGCTTGCCATGAAACCCTGACACTTGAACACGCATCTCTTCCTGTCTTGTTTCCATATACCTACTTAGCGTAGCCCCCCCTTCGGTTCAAAGCGCAAGCGACATGATAGAGGTCTCTTTCTACTTTTTTCAGTTCATCCCTTTTTTGTTTTGACGGATGAGGCGCTTTGTACCCCATACGCTTCCAAAGTGTTTTCCCTACTTGATAGTCAGGTAACGAATAGATAGACAGCCTACACGCTTCATGGAAAAGGGCTTTCACGTCTTCCCGTTCAAAAAACTTTTCAGCTTCTTTTTGTGCCTCATCTATTGCTTTTAACTCCATCCTCTACTTCTCCGTAATTTACTGTTGGAGGAGTGTCCCACATTATCGCATACCCGTCAAACTTATATCGCCTCCCCCCAAGATGGGCCAACCTCCACGTCGCAAACGTTGGGGACCTCTAAGGGCACCGCATTTTCCATTACCCGGGCAATCTCTTCAGCTTCCTCCCGGCTCTTTACGGACATGGCCAGTTCATCGTGCATTTGCAGCAGGGGCAGTTTCCCCATTTTGTACAGGTTAGCCATGGCGCGTTTAGTCATGTCGGCGGCCGAGGCTTGGATGAGTCGGTTGAGTGCTTTATACGTGAACGCCCGTTTGAGTCTGGTCGTAGGTCCGTAGGCATCCACCGCTTCTTTATAGGGTAGTGCTTTGTTCATGGCGAACGTATCGGGTTCCCACAGTTCAAAGCGGCACTTCCTGCCTTCGAGGGAGCGTAACGCGCCCCCCGAAGACTTCTCGTTTAGGCGGTTCATCACTCCCGTCATCAATCCTTTAACGAAGGGGACGCGGGTGTGGTACTGCTTCACCAAGCTCTTTGCCTCCTCCAGCGAGGTATCGAGCTGTTCGGACAGCTTAGTGACCCCCATGCCATAGATCAGGCCGAGGTTAATGGTTTTCGCCTGCTTTCGGGGGATTTTAGCCATCCCTGCGACGAGGCTATGGAAGTCTGTTTCTGGCGTATTGTTGTAGGCTGAGACGAAGTCAGCCGCTCCCTCTAGGGGCACTCCTCGTGTTTCGCCGTATACATGCGCATAATGAACCAAGATGCGCGGTTCTTGTTGCGAGAAGTCGATTGCCGCCCACTTTTCCCCTTCTTCCGGCAGGAACAGTGAGCGGATCATTGGGCCATAAATAGGGTCGCGAGCCGGGATTTGTTGCAAGTTAGGGTTCCGCATAGAGATGCGGCCCGACACGGTCCCCCCATCATCCGAACGGAGTTGGTTGATATGACTATGGATGCGGCCATCAGCGTGGCAGTGCTTCATGATGGCGTTGATAAATGTCCCGGAGGTCTTGTTCAGATTCCGAGCCTCAACAATGAGCTTCGCGACGGGGTGCTCATGCTCTTGGAGGAAGAGTTTGGTGAAGGAAGGTGCTCCTTTCTCAGTCTTTGGATATTGGATTCCGAGGTTGTCGAAGGATTTTGCAAGCGATTGCGCAGCCCAGATTTCCACGCCAGAGCCAGCGACTCGCTTCAACTCCTTCAAGACCTCCCGCTCCCGTTTAAGGAGGCTGTCCCGTGTGCGTTCGACTCTGTCGACATCGACTCGGACGCCGCGCATGGTCATGTCCACCAGACATGGGAGCAAGTCCAGCTCCAGATTAATGACGCTCCACAGGTCCTCTTGGCTTGCCTGAATGGAAAAGTAATTCCACAGTTCGAGGGTAAGCTCCGCGTCCGCTTCAGCGTATGGTCCGACATACATAGCGGGCATCTTCCACATCTCAGCTTTGGGATCGACACCGAACTCCAGAGCAGCCGCTACTAGGCCCTTTTCGGATTTAGTTTTGTTCAGCAGGTCGTAGCAGAGCGCGTTCAAGCTGTAGCTAAAACGGTTCTCGTCGATCAGTGAGGCCACGATCATGGTGTCGATGATGCGCCCATTGACCGTGAAGCCCATATTTTTAATCCACCCCAGATCGTATTGTGCGTTGTGCATGATTTTATCGGCGGGGCACTCGAATACTTTTTTCAGCCAGCGGTTGACGATCTTCTCGTCGAGGTTACCGCCGCCGAAGTGCCGGATAGGGATATAGCAGGACCAGCCCTCGACAGCGACAGCGTAGCCCACCACTTCGCCATCCCCTGTTGGCCACCCGGGCCCGCTGTTCTTCAGATTCGGGTCGCGGGTCTCCACGTCGATGGCAATCTTAGAGGCACCCGTAATGTCGGGCAGTTCCAAAGGAGGCACCCACTCATTTTTACGGGCGAACAGGGCCATTTGTAGGCTCATGGTTTGATTCTCAAATCATCTCCAATTGACCACGATAAATACCAGATGGCTTTTTGCTTGTCTTGTGTGCTCACGCTGTTTTTTCGGTCCATGCGCCAAAGGTACTTGAAAGCTGACAGCTCCGCGAAAGCTCGGACTTTATCCTCTCCGAATGCCGACACCATTGCGTCGATACATTCTATCTCGCCGCTTGAATAATGGTGGGGCTGTGACACCATCTTGTCTTCCTCGTGGGGGATCATAGGTCGTAGCTCCTCGTGGCATCGACCGAGTCGACGATAAACAGGTTTTGTTTCGTGCGCGTTAAGCCGACGTAAAAAACCCGGTGCATGTCATCCGGATTAATGCGCATCTCGTTATCTGCGGCGGGGCTAAGGTCCGTGAACAACACGACGTTATCCGCTTCTCCCCCTTTTGAGCCGTGGATCGTGGACGCTGTAATACGGGGGATTCCATTGAACTTCTCGCCCCGTCGTAGCAGTGCCGTGATATACGCGCGGTCTATATCGGGCAACTTGTCCATGGCTTCGGACCAGATCATGGCCTTATCGGCTTTCAGGCCGTAGTTATCGACTAGGGTCCCCATGGTAATCATCTCGTGATCCTCGATGCCTGTCAATTTTTTGTAGCCTCGAACCACCCTCTTGCCGACCGACATAAAGCTGTATATTTTCCGGGCGACCTCCCCGGTGATCTCTTTGCCCTTGCGCAACTGCTCCCAGCCGTTGACCGAGTAGGCCAGCTTCTCGCTAATGCTCCGGTGGCCGCGGTAGTTGAACAGGTAGCCGCTCGACTTCAGTTCAGTGGCCACGGGCTGTAGCAGGTATCCCGCTTGCGCCAATATCAGCCAAGACCCTTCGGCCATGTTTATCGCAGAGATGCTGTCGATCCTCGTCACGTTACCTGCTTCCCCCTTGGGCTCATACCGCTTGGGAAATCGACGGACGATACGGCGCACGACATTCTCTGCGAGGTTGTGGACCAGCCTTGGTATCCGATAGGACTGAGATAAGGTTTCAGATCCTCCCGGTAAATTAATGAAGTGGTCGACGTCCGCACCAGCCCATCGATAAATGGCTTGATCGTCGTCCCCGGCGACATACATCCGCTCGGAATGATCGTCGATAGCGTGAGCCATCTCCCATTGTAGAGGGCTTAAATCTTGGGCCTCGTCTAGGACGCACAGATCAAAGTCGGGGCAGAACCGGTCGGACCCTTTGACGAACTCCGCCAGCATGTCGGTGAAGTCGTACAACGACATGCTGTCTTTGTACTCGCGGAGGCATCTATCGACATAGTTAACTGTGTTCCAGTCCTTCCTGAGATTGCTGTCGTTGTACTGTTCTCGAAGCGGCACCCGCCTCAAACGGGCGAGGTTGATCAGTCCGAGAATCGGATCGCTGCTGGCCACCATGGACGGGACGTCGTCGTCGAAGCTCCCGACTTTTTTGCGGCCGAGCGGGATTCCTATGGCCTCACTCAGCTCCTTGAAGTGGGCCTCCTGCATCACCTGTTCGGACCGGATGTCGGTCATCGTCAGGGCGAGGGAGTGGAGTGTACGGAAGTGGATTAAGTCTGTTTTAGGGCTGAGGTTGAAGCGTTCAGCCGCTCGTTCTTTGGCCTCGTTGGCCGCTTTGCGAGTAAACGCTAGGAAAGCTATGCGGTGCGGGTGTGTGCCCGCTTCTAAGGCGTCATCGACCATGTTCAATAGCGTGGTGGTCTTGCCTGTTCCCGGTGGTCCAAATATTCTAAACACGGTTCGTCTGCTCCTTCTCCCTATCGTAAATCTGCTTAACGCGCTGCCTAGATATAGAAAACAATTTAGCGACTGCCGTCATCGTCATGAGATCGTCATCGATCATTTCGACGATGGTCGCGTTACGGCGCTTGCGGTGTTCCTTAAAAGTCAGCTCCTCGACCACCATTAGAAAGGGGCCTTGTGCTGGCCACCCAAATTAGGGGTGTCGATATCAATGTCGGACTTCCTGAAGGATGGGATCTGCCATACACGAACAGCGCGTCCCTTAATTTTAAGGACCACGCTAGAACCGTTAATATCCCGTAGGCGTTGAGCAATTCGGTGCGACTTATACTCGAAGAACTTGTTTTTCTTCAGGAAATTCTCAAGGTCCTTCAATCGGAAATACGTGATTCCCTGCTCCTCGTCCGTCCAAGGACGCCGCAGCAGGATTTCTTCTTTGTCCTGTGCGACCTGTAGGTGGCGGCAAAACTCTTCGAGGTAGTCATAAAACTGTCCGCTTGTGCTCGCATCAACTGCCACCTCTATGATGGCAGACTCGTTCTCCTTCATCTCGTTCAGGAGGGTGCTTATACGGCTTTCCCACTGAGGCTTTCCCACTGACCTTGGCATGAAGTTGAGCTGCTCCATACAGGCTTTCTGGAAGGTTAGCTGGTTCATCAGCGCGTCAGTGTCCATCTCCAACGGTTCCCCGTTCACGTCCATAAACCAGACCGGTGGGGTAGAGTTGTACTTACGCAGGTTAGCGATGGACGCCCCGGCAACAACCGCGCTAATCCCAAACTTTCGGGTCCGGCAAAGTTCTTTGTTGCAGTGGGCATTAATCGGGGCGTCGTTGCATTTGTAGGCGTAATCTTTGCGCTCTACCTGCTTGGCAACAACGTTGACCTCGCCGAGCGGCAAGGGTGGAGAGATATAATCCATGTTGAACCGAAGGATTTCTGACTCCCAGCTATCCGGGAAGGCCTTCCGTAGATAGACCCCGATATTGAACAGGCCATTATTCCTGCCGCCTTCGCTAATGCCCTGCTTGCAGAGGATCTGTAGACAAGGAGGTCCGTCCTGAAGCAGCTTGGTTTCGCCGACCCCGACGACCTGTGTTTTGACGACCTCTTCCGGGGTTTGAGCGTATTGCTGGTGCAGCGCCAAAAACTCGTCCAGCGTGGCCGAGGTGCCGTCGTCCAAAAATGCGTATCGAAGCCCTTCCTCGTGGTTGTAGTAGGGGAGGTTCAGGAAGTTACCCACGTCCCCCCTGTCTAAATTGAGCTTTATCTGTTTGGGGAAAATCTCGCTCTCGCCGTAGCCCAGTGCGGCGGCCATGGACCGTAGGGCTTTCTGCATGTCTTTAGCTTCGGTCCACGTGGTGGCGAATAAAAAACAATGAGCGCCCCCGGACTTAGAGCGGCATACGACTAGGGGTAATTTTAGGCGGCGGATTTTATCCACCAGCAGTTTGTGATCTAGGGGGTACTGGTCGATATCGATGCAGCCCCATTTACAGTTGTTATCCTCATTGATGGGCACGATCCCGAGACCACTGCCCTTACCGCTCAAGTGGTTTTCCCAGAGCTGGGGAGTTTGAGGTTCGCGAAGAACGCCCGCCTTGCCTTGGGCCTTGCCGTTAGCCCCCGTCTTTTCTATTTTGAAGTAGCCGTGCGCTACTTTTAGGCCCTCAAAGATGCCCATGAATTTATCTAACGACATTGCCTGCCCCGTTTCGTAAAAAAGGGCGGGGCACCACGCCCCGCCTCAGTACCTTAAAACGGTGCTTTACGGCCGTTCGAGTTTTCCTCCTCTGTGTGCTTAACGACCACGTCTCCACTGGTGATGCTCTCGGCGAACGCCTTAGCGCGGACGTATAGGCTCGCGTCGGAGATAGCCCCTTCACACGACATTTCCCAACCGTGCCACGACCCTTTAGAGTTTTCCTCAGAGATCGTTTTCAGGTGGTAAATATGAGAGAAGCGGGGCGGGGTAAACGGCCCGTTAGAGCCTTGCATGGACCGGCTCGCCATCATGCTGTTC